GAAACTGAATGGTTATTACCTTCAGGTGTTCAAACCAATACTACCAATACAGTAACTATAACAACAAAACCATTTACACACGTAGAAGAGTAATATAATTTTTAATCTTATTCTTAAAAAGGGAGTGCATTAGCACTCCTTTTTTTATATTTATAATTGAAAATAAATCTATAATTAATTTGTTATAATATGTTAAAAAAATTAAAACAAAATTGGATGGCTTTTAAAGATATATTTAAAGATGAAAATGACGTAAATGAAAAAAGCGTTATTGGTTTTATGTCATTTGCTGTTATGGTTATTTTTGCTGTTGCTGATTTAGTAACAGGTTATTTTAGTAAAGACTTAGTAATTAACGAATTCATTTATGAATCATTCTTGATTATTACTTTAGGTTGTTTCGGAATCGCAGGATTGGAAAAAATCTTTAGTAATAAAAAAGAGAATAAATGAACCCCCTTTCAGAAAAATCCCAAATAAAATTAGATGTTAAAACCTTAATTGGTTTAATTGTAGGAATTGTATCAATTGCGGGTATTTGGTTTAGTTTAACTGCAGAAATTTCTCAACTAAAAGTAGATATACTCCGAATGGAAGATGATGTAATTTTAAATGATGAGTTTAGAATTAAATGGCCAAGAGGAGAAATGGGTTCTTTACCGGCAGATTCTAAACAAGATTTACAAATTCATTATCTTGAAAACCAAGTAGGTGATTTAATTGATAGAGTACATGATTTAGAAATTAAAGTAACGAAATTAGAAGAAAAATCTAAAAATTACATTAAAAAATAAATTTTAATATTTATAAACATGCTATTAAAAGTAGGTTCACGTGGTAAAGAAGTAAAAGAACTCCAAGAATTTCTAGAAATTGGAGCTGATGGAATATTTGGTAAAGGTACCGAATCTTCTGTTAAAAAATGGCAATCTGAAAACGGTTTAGTAGCTGATGGTATTGTAGGTCCTGCAACATGGGATGCTATGGGATTAGCTACAACAGATTCATCAGAACAAATTTATACTACAGAAAATGGATTAGTTGTTGAAAAATATTTTTTACCTAGAGGTGAATATAAAAATGGACCTACAAATAAAGAATATGTTTTCTTACACCATACTGCCGGATGGCATAACCCATTTAGAACAATTGATCATTGGGGTAGAGATGACAGAGGTGCAATAGCAACTGAATTCGTATTAGGTGGCCCTTCAATTAAAGGAAATGATTTTAAATATGATGGAAAAATGGTTCAAGCATTCCCTGAAGGTGCTTATGGTTGGCACTTAGGGAAGAATGGTTCTCAACATATGCATACACATTCAGTTGGTATAGAAGTAAATAATTTCGGTTATGTTATTAATGGTAAAGCTTATCAAGGAACCCCCGTAGAAGAATCTCAAATAGTTACTTTAAAAGAACCATTTAGGGGTCATAAAACATGGCATAAATACTCAGATAAACAAATTGAAGCTATTAGATTATGGTTACTATGGATAGCTGAAAGAGATAATATTGATGTTAGAGAAGGCCTCCCGTCTCTAATTAAAGAAAAGGGAGCTAAAGCTTTTGATTTTAATCCTGATGCTTACTATGGAAAAGTAAAAGGTACTTGGACTCATACTAATACTAGAAAAGATAAATTTGATATGTTTCCTCAAGAAGAATTATTAGAAATGTTAATAACTTTATAAACAATGCAAACTAAAATTACAATAGTGGGAATAGCATCATTTTGCACTTATATGTGTACATACCTTTTTAATCTATCAATGGATAATATGGAACAATATTTAGCCGTAGTAGCAGTATTATGGTTAGATGGTATCTTTGGTATTTGGGCTGGAGTAAAAAGAGAAGGTTTTAAAACCTATAAAGCTCTAAAAATAACAAGAAGTACATTTGTATGGTTAGCTATATTAACAGTAATTTTAATGGTAGAAAAAGGATTTACAGGAACAGCTTGGTTATCTGAAGTAGTTATTGTACCGTTTATGGTGTTACAATTAATAAGTGCCCTTAAGAATGCATCTATGGCTGGTCTAATTAAAGTAGAAGAATTAAATAAAATATTAGATCGTATAGATAAACACAAGGGCTTTAGAAATTAAGAGCCTATGTGGAAAAAAATACAAGAAAGGATATTTCCCTTTTTAATCGCAACCTCTGCCCTGTCAGTTTCTGCTTCGGCCGCTTTCTATTCTGTTAGCGGCCTTAGCAAACTTTTTGCAGGTGCAGCTTTTGCTGTCATTGTTATGGCAGCATCATTAGAAGTAGCTAAATTGGTAATTGCATCATTACTTTACCAATATAGAAAAACCCTCCCATTATTATTAAAAACATATCTTTCAATAGCTTGTTTTGTATTAATTTTAATTACTAGTATGGGTATTTATGGTTTCTTATCTGCAGCTTATCAAGAGACAGCTAACAAAGCGGGTAACATTGATGCTCAAATCGCTCTAATAGAAACTAAACGAGATAATGTTCAAGAACAGCTTGCTGTGTATAATGAAGAAAAATCTAGTATCAATGAGGCCGTTGCTGATTTACGAGCTGGTTTATCTAACAACGTTATACAATATAAAGACAGGGAAACTGGTGAGATTATAACCACAACTTCAAGTTCAACACGTAGAGCTCTTGAAAAACAATTAGACCAAGCAGTTGAAAGACAAACTGAAATTAATTCAAGAATTGATACTTTAAATACTCAGTTATTTAATTATGAAACTGAAATAGTTGAAGTAAAAACAGGAAATGATCTAGCAGGAGAATTAGGACCACTTAAGTATCTCTCAGGCCTTACAGGTATGCCTATGGATAAAATTATTAATATTTTACTTTTGACTATTATATTTGTATTTGATCCTTTAGCTATTGCTTTAGTAATTGCCGCTAATTTTGCCTTTGAAAGATTAAAACCTAAAAAAGAAGAAGATGATGGTTTTTGGACTGAAGAAGAGATGCAAGACTTTAATGAGCAGTTTAATGCTGATGACTTACTACATGATGAAGATGAAATTGAGGAATCTGAAGATTGGGAAGAACTTAACGAAGATTTATTTGGTAAAGAAGATGAAGAGGCACCTAATGAAGATTTAAAATCGGCAGCTGAAAAATACAATGAAACTATTAATAAGTTAGATGTTGATGGAGATAATAAAATTACTGAAAGAGATTTACATGCTGCTCAATTAAAACTCACAAACCCAAATCTTCCTGATTATAAACGTAGTTATTGGGAAAATATTGTCCGTCAACTTAAGAAAAAATTAGACAATGACGACGAAAATACAATAACTTACAATTAAAAATTTGGAGACCCGAAAGGGTCTTCGTATATTTACCCCGCAATTGAGGTTATGAAGCAGAAAATATTATTCTTACACGGCTTAGAAAGTAGCAACAAAGGTGAAAAAGTTGACTTTCTTAAAGAGCGAGCTGAGGTCTTAGCTCCAAAAATCGATTATCAAGACGAAGCATTAGAAGAAAAGCTAATGTATATTGTTGAAAATTTCCGTCCTGATTTTATTATTGGTAGTAGTATGGGGGGTTATGTTGGTATGTTACTTGCCAACAGGTATGGAATCAAAAATCTACTTTACAACCCAGCAATCCATAGCAGAAGTATTGAACCTAAATTGAATAGGTTAAATATTATTGATCCTAATCATTTTGTTGATTTTAATATTGTATTAGGTAATCAAGATAATGTTATTGATCCTAATGTTACTGAAAGTATGCTTTTAGATGCTGAGGTTGTTTGTGAAATTGAACGAGTAGATATGAAGCACCGCATTGATTTTAATGTTTTTGTAAATATGTATAACAAATATATTAATTATGAACTTTGATTTAAAAAAATACCTAGCTGAAGGTAAATTACAAAACGAACAATCAGATTTTGAAGCTGGTCATAGTGACAGAATGAAAGAATTGATTAATAAATTAGATTATTTAGTATATGATGATTATCATGCTGATGTTTACATGAACGATAATATTAAATCAGCATTTGATGCTTTAGTAGATGCTATTAAAGACGAACAAACAAACCCTACTATCTAGTGAGTTTTGATTTAAAAAAATATTTAGCAAATAATCTACTTCTAGAAAGAGAAGGATTTAAAAAAGGTTCTTGGGAATATCTTACTGATAAAGAAAAATCAGAATTTGCTGATGAAATATTTTCTTTAATAGATAATGCTTATGCTCCCATAGGAGGTAACCCTAATTACCAGACCCCAGACAATGTAGATGGTAGTGAAGGTGATGCTAATTATCTAGTTATTGATTTTGATGAAGATCCTGAATTTGATGCTGTAGTAGTTGATAAAAGTAAATCATCAGGTATTAAAGCAGCCGCAATGGGACATGATGGATCAGGACCTGCTAAATCACTATCAGTAAATTTTCTAGCAATAATGCTAAAACGCCCTGGACATTATATTGAAGTATCAGGTAAATTAAAAGATATTCTTTCATCTAAAGGAGTTCCATTAGTAACAGATGAAGAAACTATCCGTACTGCTTTAAAAGGTAAGAAAATTGAAATGAATGATGATGGAACTTATCAACGTTATCTTGGTGGTGAAAAACACACTAAAACTATGATGGGTAACCCTCTTACCAAGTAAAAAATACGTGGTCGTGGATTCCAATATTAGTACAATTTGGGTCTTGTCTACAAATAGGTTGTTCAACTCTAGCTACACTTTCTGAAACAGCACAACTAGCTAATGATAATAGTACGATAAATGCAAAAATCTTTTTCATATGTTTGATTTTAATTGTTAATAATTTGGCGATTATACATATTAACGTCATCTACGTCATTATAGAGTCATATAAAAACGTCATATGAAAAGTTTGGAGCCCCGAAAGGGGCTTCGTATATTTACGGCGTAAAGATAATTAAGGTTATGTATTTAGATATTGAAGTTCAAGCAGATCGTTACGAAGTAGAGCAAGAGCTCCTTCAAGAAATGGCAAAAGAAGAGTTTAATAAAAAGCATCAACCACGTCAAATGAATGAACGTGAGAGAGCAAGTTTAAAAGCATTCAACGAACAATTAGAAAATAGTTTTAAAAAATAAGAGTTATGAAAAAACATTTTGAATCAGCTACAGAA